AAATCCACCTGCGGCTCTGCCGAGGACTGTGCTTTCGCTCTCGGCGCTCGACTCTGGCTTCCTGAATCTGATCCTAATCGGTATTTGGGGATTCCCCAGAGAGCAACTAAAGGTGTCATTCTTGTCGCTGACTGGGACAAGGCGCGAGAAATCTTCACGTCGAATGAGACGGGGAAGCTGATGTCGTTTCTTCCGAAGGATCGGATTGAGCAGATTGTGAAGAATCAGGCGGGGGAGGTGTCAGTGATTAAAGTTAAGAATATCTGGGGATCAATCTCGACCATAGAACTCGACACCGTGAGGTCATACATGGCTAATCCCATGGGCCTTGAGTCGTCTCAGTGGGATTGGATTCATGTGGATGAACCTATTCCTGAAGGTATGTGGAATGCGGTTAGTCGTGGTTTGATGGATACTGGTGGATCGGCCTGGTTTACCTGCACGCCTATTGCAGAACAGTGGATTAACGAGTTCTTTCTTCCGGTTAAGCTGATGAAGAGTCAGTTTGAGGAGGGTTACTCTTGGGAAAAGAAGCCTGAGTGCTGGATCATGACGGGGTCGAGTTATGATAATACGACCTTAGACAAAAAAGAGGTTGATCTTTTTGCCAAACAACTGTCTGAAAGCGAAAGAGCCTCTCGAATCTATGGCTTGCCGAAAAACTCACAAGGTCTTGTCTATTCTGAATTCGACCAAGAGAAGCACGTCCAGACTGAACTCCCTCATGGCTGGAAGGATTATGACTCCCCGCCGGATAATTACACTATCCGTGTCTTTATCGATCCCCACCCGCGCACACCGCATGCGGTTCAATTCTGGGCAACAGCTCCAACAGGGCAGTCTTTCTGCTATACGGAAATCTTCTCTCCCTGCTATATCCAAGATCTCTGCACGATGATCTTGCGGATACTCAATGGGAGGACTCCTTGGCAAATCTGCGTCGATCCCATTGCTTTTATCCCAAACCCGGTTGATGGACGGTGCTACGCGGATGTGTTTATTGAAAATGGTCTTAGCGTCGTCCCCGCGCCCAAGGAACTCTCGACCGGAATACAAAAAGCGAAACAGGAGCTCGTCCGTGAGAATAATATCTTCATCATGTCCTCTTGTTCCGAAACGATTAAAGAATTCTACACCTACTGTTGGGATAAAGATAAAGAAAAACCTGTTGACAAAAACGATCATATGATGGAATGTTTCTACCGCGCTTGCGTAGTTGGCCTAACGTGGGTTGATTTTAAGAAAGAAACGGTGGACGAGAAACGCTTTCGCTTCTCGGATGAACGTCTTGATCTTAGCTCGTTTAGTCTTGGTAGTTTGAATTCTATTGCAGCATAAATCATGACCCCTGAAATTATCAAACGCCTTGAGGCTGAGATTCCTGACGAGAAGCTTGACGAACTTCGTCAGATGATAGTTAAGTCTCTAAACCGCTCAAGGAACTCTATGGCCAAGCATTATCCAGCGTGGGATAAGGCTCTGGACACTTATCGCTCTATCCGCTCATCCGACGCTCAGGACATTCGTGCGCGCAACAAAGGCGAACCGGAGAAGATGACTGTCCCTCTTTCCTTCGCCCAGGTTAACACTCTTGTAACTTTTCTCTTCCTTGCTTACACTCAAAAGGAATCCATTTTCGAGCTCGAAGCCACTGGCCCTGAGGACTATGGTGTCATCCTCGACGCTTGCCAAGCCATCCTTCGTCGTGAAGAACGCCAGACCCGATACCATTCCAAGCTCGTCCAAGCTCTTCTCGACATGGCTCGGTTCAAACTCGGTGTCCTCAAGACCTCTTGGCGCTATGAAACCAGGTCAATCAAGCGCGCTCAGCCCGCTGTGGAGATTCCCTTCGACATGCTCCAGGGTATCTCAATGGCAATGGAAGAACCTACCCAGCAGGACGACGAAGTAATCACCTATGAAGGTAATGATGTCGAGGTAATCTCCCCTTATAACTTCTTCTACGACACTCGTGTCCCGCTCTCTCGCTGGCAATCTGGCCGTTTCGCAGCTGATGAAACTGAATACCACTTCCAAGACCTCCGATCTATGGAAAAAGCTGGGTCTTTGGTCGGAACCGAGCATATCACCTCTTTCACTAGTGAAGCCTGGAAGCTGAGGAAAGAAGGAACCCGTCTAGGAGACGTTGACCCTCAGGATCAGAAGAAGGGTGAAGGCAAGGGGGACTTTATGGTTTGCCTTGCTTCGGTGCAATATAAGCTTGTCCCAGCGGATTATGAGCTTTCTGATAGCCAGGAGGAGGAGATTTGGTCGTTTGCTCTGGCGAATGATAATAGAATCCTGGCCGCACAGCCGCTGAATGCACCGCATAACGAGTTCACCTATGACACTCTGTCTCTCAGTCCCGATCAGCACACCGAACTTTCTGATTCCCTTTCCTCCCTGATCGATCCCCTCCAAGAGGTCATTACCTGGTTAATTAACGCCCGCGTAGCTGCTGTGCGCCAGAACATTGAAGGACGATTTGTCGTTGATCCTAGCTTCGTGGACACTGCCACGCTGACTGCTGGGAACAAGTATATCATGCTGAAGAAGAATGCCCCGTATAACCAGGGTGTTGCAGCGTTTATTAGCCAGTTGAAGACCGTCGATCCAACGGTTACACATATGCAGGATGCGGAGAGCCTCATGCGCATGATGCAGACAGTGAGCGGAGTGAATGAGAACTCGATGGGCCAGGTGGCATCCGGTCGTCGCTCTGCTACTGAAAACCGTGCAGCTAATGCTGGCGCAGCTTCGAGAATGAAGCTGATTGCTGCCACTGTGTGGATCGACGGTCTGGCACCTCAGGGGAGGAAGATGTTGCTTAACTGTCGGCAGGATATGTCGTTTGAGACATACATGAAGATTCTTGGAGAATCGGCCGTTGAGACTTATGATCGCTTCCATCCTGAAGACCCGATTGAGCTCATGGGCAATGAGGATTATTTCTCTTATGATGGCACGCTGGCATCGGAGAAGAATTATATTGCTCAGTCGCTTCAAGAACTCGTTTCCGTCCTGGCCTCTAATCCTGAGATTGCTATGGCCTCAGGGCTTGATATTGTCGCGATGGTCCAAGAGACTTTTGCTCTCCGTGGACTCAAGAACATTGAACGATTTAAACTTCCACCTCAACCACAAATACCAAATGGAAATCCACCAGCTCTCCCGCCAGGAAGCGGACCAGCTCCTGCTCTCCCTGCAGCAGCTTGAACAAAATGAAGCATTTCAGATTATGCGAGCGGTCGCTGAAGACCTCTATAAATCTGGGCTTGCAACCATTGCTCAAACTGTTCCTTCCTCAATTAAAGATTTTATCTTCCGAGAACAAGCCATCGGTGGCACTCAGGAACTCAAACGCTTTCTCGATCAGCCCGCTACAATGCGCGATGATCTTAACCAACAAATAGAAAACCAACAAAATGAACGATGAAACAGAATTTGAGGAGGATCTTAATGATGACCTCGAACTCGAGGGTCAAACCCTTGACACTGAGGACGATGAGTCTCAGGAAGAAACCGAAGTAGTCAAACCTACTTCCATGACTCCAGAACAGATTGCTGATCTGGCAGCCCAAGCGGCTATGCGGGTTCAACCTCGCCAACAGCAACAAAAGGAACTTTCCCCTGAGGAACTTGACCAGCGTCTCAATCGCTACAAGGTCTCTCCTGATATCGTAAAACTCTTGCGCGATCCAGACGCCGCGCCAGAGGCTATTGTCAGTGCCTTACAGGCACTCGTTGATGGAGCAGCCAAACACGCTGTCACATCATCCCAGCTTCTGTTCCAAAACGACCTCAGTCCGCTTCAACAGCAGATGCAGGCACAACAGGCATATGTAGCCGAGCAGCAAACACGAACTTTCGTCAAGCATGTCGGGACTCAGTATCCTGGGCTGGCTGGCAAAGATGCTGTTGTGAGACAAGCTATCCAAGCTGTCAATCAAAGCGGTTATCGCCCGAAGAGTAAGTCCGACGCACAGAAGCAGGTTGCTTTGGTCGCTAGGGACATCATTCGTGCTATTGATCCAAGTTTTTCGCTTAAAGCAAATCCAGCTCGTCAAGCTGGTGCCTTTGCTCCACGTCGGTCGTCCTCTGGAGGTGGACAGCCAGTGCAAGGAGCTACCGGGGCGCGTAGTTTTGCAGATTACCTCCGATAACAATCAAATAAATAAAACAAAATGTTAGGTCTCATGTCTTCGACTGATTTGGAGTCTCGTTACTCTGAAAAGTCTCTTCGCACTATCTTCTGGAAATATCCCCAGGGCAAGGCGATTCTCACTTATCTTCTGAGTCTGATGGACTCGGAGGAAACTGACAAGCCGAAATTCGGCTGGTTCGAACAGGCACACGCTCACGCTGAGAGCACGACGGCAACGTCTGGTTCTCTCAATGGCGGTGGTGCTGGTCCGTTCACTGACTCTGCTGCAACTACTTCCCAAGCATCCGCTGGCTTTGCTTGGACCTCGGGGACTACTTATGGTGTCTTCGTGGCTGATGCAAGCAAGTTCCGTGTGGATGATGTCGTTTGGCTGAAGCGAGTTCCTCACTCGACCACAGCTAATACCTACCTCGACCTCTATGGTGTTGTTACCGCGTTGGATACCGCTAGTGACTATATCCTCGTCGTCTCCACCGAGACCGTTGCCAACGTGTCTAACGACACCGATGCTAACTCTATCGCTGTGATGAACATCGGTAAGTCCGCTTCTGAAGGTGACCGTTCCCGTGAAGGTGGTGTTGAGTTCCCGATTGAACCGGAAAACTATACCCAAATCTTCCGTGAAACCGTCGGTCCTTTCACTCGCAACGCCCTCAAAGCTGGTGTTCGCTTCGACAAAACTGGCACCTATGCCAGCGCAGTCAAGCAGGCGTCGCTGCGAATCACCGAAGCGGTTGAAATGGCATCCTTCTTCTCCAAGCGCGGTATTCAAACCGTGACGAATCAAAACGGTAAATCCGTTCCACGCCGACAGACCGGTGGTGTGCTCTGGTTCCTGGAGCAGTACGAACTTGCCTCTGGTGGTTCCTTCGGCTACCGTCCAGGTGGCTCGGCAATTACTTCGTCAGCCTGGCAGACCGAGGAATTGAAGCGGGTTATCAAGGTCAATGGCACAATTACCTGTGCCCAGCTTGAAGGACTCCTTCGCCGGGCTTTTGAAAACACCGCTGACGGTGCGTTTGAAAAGCTGCTGGTTTGCGGTTCGACCCTGTATGATGTCTTCCAACAGTATTTTGCTCTTAAGTCGATTAAGACCACGACGTTGAAAACCAAAGAAGAGTCCTACGGGATGACGATCAACATGTGGGAATCCCCATGGGGCACTCTTTACCTCAAGTCTCATCCTCTGTTCCAGCGCACAGCTCTCCGCACATCTGGCTTCGTGCTTGATGTCGGCTGCCTCGGCTGGATGGACCTTCAGGATTCTGAAATCACCTTGCTCAAGAATCGTCAGAACAATGACGAAGATGGTCGTAAGGATGAATTCCTGGGTGAGGGTGGTTTGATTGTCAAGGCTCCTGAGAATCACCTCTACCTGGAGGGTGTCACCGGTATTACGGTGTAATTTATGGCTGCTCTTACTTCAGACAATGTCACGGTGACCTCCGGCTATATGCAGGTGAGCACACCGTATCAGCTGAAAACAAAACAGCTGACGTTGGTTTTGTCCAGTCAAGGAGGCGCGACTAACACGGTCGATGCTTCCACGCTTGGTTTTACCAACATCCTTGGTTCCACGATGGCTCAGAAGTCTGATGATGCTTTGGCGCTGCCTACGTGCCCGAGTTATGATGGTTCTAAGCTGTTCTTCTACAATCCCGCTCAGGCGACCGATGCTAATCGCGACGATCCGGCTGATGTGACTGGTACGTTCCGCGTGCTTGTCTGGGGTGTTTAACTGATCTAGGCCTCGGCCCGTGGGCCTTTAACCACGGGCATTTTAACAAAGAATAATAAAAATGAAAATTCCTGCAATGAGCTATGATGGCAAGCCCGGTGCTGCCAAAGATGTGAAAGACACTGATATGCTGACTCCTGGTGCCCGTGAGAGCGTCAAGCGCACATCCGGCCCTCCTCCTAACTATGACCGCTCGAAGACCAAGCATGGTGCCTTCGGTGGTCTTGGTGTTCGTGGACACGCGTAAGTAAACCTTTGAGAGTAGCCTCTGATTATGACTATTGGACAAATTCACGCATCTATTGCCGCATATCTTAGGAAACCAATTTCTGAGTTTGTGATTGGCTCTGGTGCGACCGAGACAGATTTGATTTATCTCGCGTTAAACAACGCGAGGAAAGCTGCTGAGCGGGTGAGAGATTTTTCCATCTGTCGGAAAAGAGGCTACTTCTCAATTACTACAAATGCAAACTGGACTGCACCGACGTGGTTCGATGCGACAACGGTTGTCGCGAGAAAGGTTAAAAATTGGTATATCCGCACCACGGGCACGGGAGCTAGTGGGGAGTTTGGAGGGATTGATCGAGCGGTCAAGGCTGTGACCTTGGACCAGCTCTCTACCCTTTACCGCCGGAAGGATTATGACTCCGTTCCGATGACGACAAATCAAAGATACTCCGCAGACTTTGATACAAGTTTTGGTCTGGACCCGTTACTCGGGCAGACTTATATTGTCATTGACGGACAGAGATGTCAGCTCTACCCTGTTCCTACTGCTGCACAGGTCGTCGTCATCGACGCTTACTACTGGTATCCTGATTGGTCCACGGGAACGACGGATGATTGGTGGACGAAATATGGATCGGAGTATTTACTTTACAAAGGTATGGTTGAGGCGAATCGATTGAATCAGATGTTTGCTGGGAATGTTGAAGGCAATCTTCCACCGCCGACACGGGAAGCTCAGAATGCGCTCGATGAACTGATTAAACTCGACATTGACTCCTCCGAAAGTTCTGCAACGATTGAAGATTTATAATTTTATGATTAATCAACAACAACAGCAATTTGATCCAATGGCGCAGTTGATGCAGCTTTTGGAATATCAACAGAGAAATAAACAACTGCGTCAACAGGGAGATCTGGGTAATCGAGAGTTAGATATTCGTGGTCAGAGTGTTCAAAACCAACAGGATCAGCTTCGTCAAATGGGCGAGCAATTTCAGACTGGGCTTGACTGGGATAGGGAGCAGGCTGGGATGCGGAAAGAACAATTCGATGCTGAGATGCAGGCAAAGATGCTGGCTCAGGCTATGGAGCAGAGTCGGTTTGCTCAGACTAATCCGTTAGAACAGAGGTTTAAAGAAGCCCAGATTGCTAATTTCCAGAGGAATCAAGATCCAAATAATAATCCTCAGATGAAAGCTTTGGAGCAAGCTAAGCAACAGCAAGCTCTTGAGTTTCTTCAACAACAATATCAACTCGCTCAACCTGGATCGTTGGAGTCTCAGCAACTCGGCCAGCAATTAAAACAAGCCGCTGCTCAAATGTTTGGTTCGATGATTCCACCTCTGCCTCCGATGACGATTGAGCAAGCAAAGATTCTCAAATCCACACAACAATAACACTATGTCTTTATTCAATTTTGTAAGTCAAATCGGTCAGGCAGTTGGAAGTCAAATCGGTCAGGCAGTTGGACAGCTCGCAAGAGGTCAGGGGAATTATCTTCCTCCGTCACCTGGAATCTCCCAGGACGCTCAGGACATCATCGCCATGCAGAACAACATGATGATGCCGA